TTCCCTATAGTTATTGTAACCGCGACCGGCTTTTTGCGGCCATGTCGATTCGACACGTCCCGTTCTCATTTTGTCATGATACTTGAATTGAACTTGATCACCAGTCTTAACACTTTGCATTTTTTTTCTCCATTAGAATTACTAAAAAACTTTCCTGACTACTATTAGTATACCACAAGTTTTGTCGAAGTCAACCCCTCAAAATTTTGTTCTATGAAAAAATAGACCACCAAGATTACTTAGTCTATCCTTTACTGAGTCTACTTCTACTTGAATCGTTTTACATTCCTCTGGTTGTGGTCGCCGTGCTACGACTTCTTCAAGACGTTCTATCTCGTCATGAATCGACTCAAATTCCGCTCGTTCCTCTGGTGTGAATTGGTTAAAGCTCATTTTTTCTTCGGGGTGTACTTGCATGTCAAAACTGTTCATCTGATTTCCTTTCTTAGTATTGTTTCTTAGTACTCCCCCATTATATATAATTATCGGCGTTTGTCAACCCCATTGGCCACTAATTTTGGAAAGTTTTCTAAAATAATTAAAATAGTTCTAAGTCATTACTATCAAAGGGGTTACGTCGAGCGGGCCGGGGCCGTGTCGTCGTAAGTCGTTACCACACAAGCACTTACCCCTTTTCCCTCCTCTCCGCAGAGGGCTAGCTTGGAGAAGACGACCACCGTTCTGAGCATCGAACGAAAACCGTTTTGGATTTCGGTTGGCCAGAGCTTATATCCGATATTGTTACATTGAAACAATGGCCCGAACCATCTTCCATTTCGATAGATTGAATCAACCCAACAAATCCACGCAACATAACCTGTTTACGATACAACATAGCTTCCCACAATTCATGCCTTGACATTGGTTTTCCTTTCGTTTCCTTAATTATACCACAACCCTAGTCAATGTCAACCCTAGTTATGGAAGAGTCACACATTTATTTCTATTTCCCCCTGTTTTTTTATATTGAGGAAGAAGTTTATTGAAAAAATTACTTACACTTCTGGTTTTTATATTATATTGATTATCTAAAGTTTTTTTCAACCAAGAGAATGGCACTCGTGTTGCATCCGGATTACATGTTTGATAATCTGCAAACAACTTCAGAAGCAAAGTCTTTTTTTGTTCATCTGTTACATAATTGGGCCGGGTAATCTCTACACGTGCAGGATCTAGGAACTTAAACATACCTTTTACATTTTCTAAGTCTTTGTATTGTTCAAGCTTAGTTGTATTGATTTCCATTTGCTTGTTAATACTATCCAGAGTTTTTGCCAGTTTAATTATTTCCTGTTCTACTATTTGTGTCTGATTAGTTAATTTCTGTTGAACATTCTTTAAGCTAACAAAGTCTTGTAGGTCTTTTGTTGAATACATTACGTTTCCTTTTTTTTCCTTAATTCCAGCCATGTACAATAAGGTGAGCAGCGGTTGCTGCAATTGCCATTGTAAGACTAACTGGCACCATCATTACACAAATCAAGATAATCCAGTTTATTACAATCTCTAAAATTCTCATCGTTTCTTTCCTTTCGTTTCCTTAATTATACCACAACTTTAATTGATGTCAACCCCTATTAAAGAAATAAATATGAGCCCCAAGCAACGCGAAAACTTGAACGATTGCAATTGTGATGATGATTGTGGCCATGTTGTTTCCCTTTGTGTTGTTGTTGTTTGTCATGCTCTCATTATATACATAGTATCGTCATTTGTCAAGGGCACACAGCACTAATTCCAGTTATTTTCTCAAAGTAATTTAAATAGTTATAAGTCGTTAGTACATATAGAGTTACGTGGAGCGGGGCGGGGCCGTGTCGCCGTAAGTCGTTACCACGTAAGGGTTTACGAAGCAAACAATGTGTTTACCGCAATTAGGCCAGCAGTAAACGCTAATACACAGCACGTTGTGGGTGTATACTGGGGCCAATTAGATATGGTGCGGAACCATAGGCGATGTAGAATGTTTGGACGTTTAGCTCCAAAGCATCGGTCCTCGTAGTACGCCTGTACACTACTGTCCGCATGTGTAACAGTGAACAGCTTTCCACGGCGTTTGAATGTTCCGTTTAGTGAATCACGCCAACGATAATTCCTATTTATCACAGGATCTTTTTTTACATTCCGAATATGGCCTACGATACCCGTTCGCCGTTCGGTTGTGCCCGTTAACGGTTGTCGATAGCGGAAAGATACCAGTTGACCAGTTCTGAACTCAATTTTTTTACTCATCTTTTTTTCCTTTCGTTTCCTTAATTATACCACACAACAACCGAATGTCAACCCCCATTTTCGATTGTCCAAGTTTTTCCTAGTGCATCGGATTCTAGTCTAACCCTTGCACGTCGTGTAGTGAGAAGTTCAAAGTCATGCTTAATCAACATACGAACGGCACCCAAACCGCCAGCGAATTTCTTACCGTTAGGTAATGTCATCGACCAGCATTTGTCCGATACCTGTACGTTTGTACAACCACCATTCTGAAGCGTTTCAATCACATCATTCCTTTCATTCCGATACATCTTAGCACGTTGTAAATATTGCGTGTAAGTAAGTGACGTTTTTCTCATTTTGTTTTCCTTTGTGTTAGTGTTGTTGTTTGTCATGCTCTTAGTATATCAATAGTATCGTCATTTGTCAATAGCATACGCCAACAATTCCTAAAAGAATTACAAAATAAATAAGATAGTTATAAGTCGTTGGTATCAAAGAGGTTACAGCGAGCGGGGCCGGGTAGAATAGATGTAACCCTATACGTAGTAGGTATTTAGGGTCAGATATATGATTTTATCCAATTTTATCAATAAAATCTAGAGAATAGGTGGGGTTTTTCTAATCTGGGTCATTATTTATCGGATTGGCACGAAAAGCGTAGGTGGTACAGACAAACTAAAACCTACCAATCTAAATGTCCACTTTTAATTAAATTAACTGACCCTCTGCTAAATGTCCACTTTACCCCCATCCTTTTTTAGGTTGCTCTAAATCCTCATCTTTTGTATAATCGACAAGCAATTCTTCACCCTCTTCAATTTCCCTAAGAGTCACTAAATATTTAAAATCTCCCAATGTAAGTGAACGACAATTAGGTTTCGTAGAATGATTGTAAGAACAATTAGGTACTAGGTTCATCCACTCCAATTTACCACTTCTCTTTGTATGGGTCTCAAACAGCACCTTATTTGCCGGTATAGTTTCCGTCGCAAATATTCCCTTTCCATGTACATTACTATCTTTAAACTCGCACAAATTCATTATTCCCTCAATTCGCATCTACCTCGTCCGCTTTTTTTAATAATACCTAAACGTTGTCGTAATTTTCTTATTGCATCTATAGATATTAAACGATGATGTTTGTTACTCAAAGCTACTGCCAAGTCTTTATCTTTAATGGTGGAGGCATGTTCTCGCACAAATTGCTTATCTGCCGTAGTCCATTTGATATTCATTGATTTTATCCGTTAGTGTATTAATAAAGTGGTCATTTATGTATATAATATTATAGTGATGTAATACGACAAGGAGATCTAAAAATGAAAAAAATTGTCGAATCTATTGAACCCGTAGTCATCGCTGCTAGCGGCATAGACGAACAAGCTATTGCACAAGCAAATTTGTCTACAGATAAAAATATTCAACAACTTTTAGGAGATTCCCATGAAACTGAGAATTGTGTCGGACGGGACTGTGAAAAACACTAAAATCCTAAATGCTGAAACTGATGAAGAATTAGAAGATGTGGTCAACCTTGAAATCAGTGTTGATCCTTTTAATATAACAGCGGCGTTTTTAATTACCAATCCCGAACTATCTTTAACAAATGTTGAGGCCCAAGGGGTACATGTAGGTGACAATACCATCCAATATGACGGAGGAACAAGTACTTCAGACGATTAATAATATAGCAAAGAGATTAGCTTCTAAATTTAGATTTGGATATCACGAAATTGAAGACATGAAACAACAAGCACGCCTCTTTGCATGGGAAGGTCTTAAAAATTATGATGGAATAAGACCGCTAGAAAATTTTCTCTGGACACATGTTCGTAACCGCCTTTATAATTTCAAAAGAAATAACTTTGGTAGGCCAGACAAGCCATGCGATACCTGTCCGTTTTTTGATATTCATTTTCAAAATTCTCAAGGATATGGATGTAAAGCCTATGATAGTCACGAAGAATGTGATCTTTATCTAGGGTGGATGAACAGAAATACAGCAAAACGTAATATTATGAATACGACAAAACTAGACCTCGATATTCAAGATCAAGATAATGTAGCTAACCAATTTGATCGTGATCATATTTTTAACCTAGTTGATACTTCTCTTCCTGTACGATACAGAGAAGATTGGATTAGATTAATTAATGATTTAAAATTACCTAAAGCTCGTAAAGACGTACTAGTAGATGTGGTATTAAATATTTTAAAGGAACATGGCATTGACAAAGAAACGTGGTAAGCTTTCCGTAGAGGAAATGAACTTCATTCGGCAGAACTGTTTCAATATTTCCATAGCAGAAATTGCTGAAACTTTAAATCGTACTTCAGCGCCGGTACAAAAGTTTATCGATAAAGAAAACCTCAAGCTACGCAACATGAGTGATGATGAGCATCTTCTTGTTGGGTTGCGAGACCGCTATTATTACAAGGAACTTAAAAAACAATTTGGCGATCCTGAATTAATTTTTTTCGAGCATCAATGGATTGACTACTTTAAACAGTTTTCTGAGGACGTTACTCATACGGAAGAGATGGAAATACTAGAGGTTATAAGAACTGAGGTACTTATTAATCGTGGCATGGAAGACCGACAGGACGTTCTTAAGAATATCGATAGATTGAATAAGCTTATTGAAGATGAGATGGATAAGCCAGCGGCAACACAGGATATGCAAGCTCTTGCTTCTTTTCAAACTCAATTGGGTGCGGCTATATCATCTAAATCTGCGTACATTAATGAGCACGAAAAGTTGTTAACAAAAAAAGAGCGGCTTTTGAAAGATCTTAAGGGAACGAGAGAACAGAGGAAGCGTAATGCGGATGATGCTAAAACAAATTTTACTTCGTGGCTTCGACAATTGAGTGATAAGGATGTCAGAAGGAAAGAGGGGTTTGACATGGAAGTACATCGTGTTGCCTCCGAGAAAGCCACAGAGCGACTGTCTAGCTATCATGAATATGAGGATGGTACTGTAGATCAACCAATTTTAAATGCGGACACTATGAAAGAGGAGTAGGATTAATGAAATCAGCTTTAATAACCGGCATTACAGGACAAGACGGTTCATACTTAGCAGAGTTGTTATTGGCAAAAGACTATAAAGTTATAGGGTTGAAAAGACGAACAAGTACTAATAATTTAGAGCGACTTAATAAATGTATTAATCATCTTAATTTTGTACTGGTAGAAGGTGAAATTTCTGATTCGGGATGTGTATATGATATTGTAAATACATATCAGCCTGATGAAATTTATAATCTTGCTGCACAATCTCATGTAGCTACGTCGTTTGAACAGCCCGATTTTACCTTTCAAGTTAACGCTTTGGGGCCATTATATTTTTTAGAGGCTATTCGGCGTTTTTCACCTCAATCCAGATTTTATCAAGCTTCAACAAGTGAAATGTTTGGTAAAAATTATACAGAATCTTCTGATATTTATGATGGTGATATAGTTGAAATAAAATATCAAAATGAATATACGTCTTTTGAGCCTCAATCTCCATATGCTATAGCTAAAGTAGCAGCTCATAATTTGGTAAAAGTATATAGAGATGCCTATAGAGTATTTGGATGTTGTGGTATTCTCTTTAATCATGAAAGCGAACGGCGAGGAGAAAACTTTGTAACGAGAAAAATTACTAAGTGGATAAGTGAATTTGTAGTATGGATTGATCGTCATAATATTACATATAAAGATTTAGTGTTTGGTAAAGACGAAGTCTATATACCGGGTCGAGTATCACAGGATCAAGGATTTCAATTTCCCAAATTACGTTTAGGAAACCTTGAATCGCGTCGAGATTGGGGACATGCTAGAGATTATGTAGCAGCCATGTATTATATGATGCAGCAAGATAATGCTGATGACTATGTTATTGCTACAGGTAAAACATATTCCATTAAAGAGTTTTTAAATGAAGCTTTCTCTATGATAGATATATGGGATTGGAATCAATATGTTGTGATTGATCCCAAGTTCTATCGTCCGGCAGAAGTTGAATATCTTTTAGGGGTGCCCCGTAAAGCTAAAGACAAACTTGGTTGGGAGCCTCAAGTAACATTTCAAGAACTAGTTAAACTTATGGTGGATCACGATATTGATGAGGCACAGAAACTGGAATGATCCCGCTTATGCTCAGTGGCGTAAAGACATTCGTAAGCGTGACAAAAACATATGTCGATGGCCCGGTTGTAATTCTAAGAAACGACTAGAGGTACATCATATTAAGAAATGGGAGAGCCATCCGGCTCTTCATTATTCTATTAATAACGGTATCACTCTTTGTAAATTCTGCCATCAAAAAATTAAAGGACAAGAAGAAAATTATGAGTTATTTTTTTTCAAGCTTTTAGAATGGGGAGCAAAACAGTGAGTAGATTTACCATTATCCGAGATACGAGAGAAAAAAAGGGTCACGGCTGGTGGTTTGATGAAGATGCATATTGTATAGGTACTGAAGCGATTAAGCTTGATATTGGTGATTATAGCATAAAAGATAAAGAACATGTATTGTGTATAGAAAGGAAGGAGTCAGTTACCGAATTAGCAGGTAATTGTGGGGAAAAAAGATTTTTAGAACAACTAAAAAAAATGTCATCTTTTCCCTATGCTTTTCTGTTACTTGAGTTTACATGGGATAGTATATATAATTATCCTATCGGAACGAATATTCCTCTAGACAAGATAAATAAAGTTAAAATTAAGGGTGAATATATTATGCGCGTATTAACTAGTGCGCAAATTGAACATAGTATTCATGTTATAGCGTGTGGTAACCAAATGCGCGCAGAACAGATTGCTTTTAGAATAATGAGACATGTTAATGACTTATAATGTTGAAAGTGCAGAACACTCTTGGCTAGACTTATCTAAATCAGATATAAAAGACATTAAGAATCCTCTTATTGATCTAACTCAAAAACAAAAAGACAATTTACATCTACATGTTTTAGAGCTAATGCGACAACCCAAATATTTTCAATGGACTGTTAAAAAGTTATTAAATATCGAACTATTGCCAGAACAAGTAGCGATTTTACAAGAGCTTTGGAATCGGGCGTTTCCAATGTATATTGCCTCTCGTGGATTTGGTAAATCTTTTTTATTGTCTGTATATGCCATTCTTAAATGTGTTCTTATTCCTGAAACAAAAATTGTTATTGTTGGTGCGGCCTTTCGACAAAGTAAAGTTATATTTGAATATATGGATACAATTTGGCGTAATGCTCCTATTTTACGAAGTGTATGTACGGACAATAGTGGTCCGCGTAGAGATGTAGATAGATGCACCATGCGTATTAATGACAGCTGGGCTATGGCAGTTCCGCTGGGAGACGGTAGCAAGATTAGGGGTTTACGTGCCCATACTATTATCGCTGATGAATTTAATAGTATTCCTGTCGATATTTATGAAACTGTTGTAGCAGGGTTTGCAGCAGTATCTGCCAATCCTACTGATAATGTTAAACAGGCAGCTCGTCGTAAGACACTTCAAGATTCTGGTAAATGGAATGAGACAATGGAGATAGATTATAAAGATCGACAAACTAATCAATCAATTATTGCTGGAACGTGTGGCTATGGTTTTGAACATTTTGCTTCTTATTGGAAGAAATATAAATCTACTATACAGACGAGGGGCGATTTTCAAAAAGCCGCAGAAGATGCCGGAGATGATATATTTGATAAGGTTCCTGAATATATGAAGCGTTTAGATTGGCAATCATTTTCTATAGTGCGTATACCATATGAGCTTATTCCTGAAGGTTTTATGGACGATCAACAAGTGGCACGATCTAGAGCTACGATGCATAATGGTATTTATCAGATGGAGTATGGGGCTTGTTTTACTTCTGATAGTCAAGGATTTTTTAAACGGAGTTTGATTGAGGGTTGTGTAGCTCATGATCGGAATTGTTCTACTTCTGGATGGTGTGGCTGGTGTTCTGATCCTTTTGATCCAATGACTAGAGGTAATCCAGATTTAAAATATGTCATTGGTATTGATCCAGCCTCTGAACAAGATAATTTTGCACTTGTTATTATTGAAGTGCATCCAGAACATCACAGAGTAGTTTATACGTGGACTACTAATAAAAAGGACTTTCAGAGCCGAAAACGTATTGGGTTGACTGAAGAGAATGACTATTACAGTTTCTGTTGTAGAAAGATTAGGGAGCTTTATAAAGCCTTTCCATGCGTTAGTATTGGTATTGATTCACAGGGTGGAGGCTTTGCTATTGCTGAAGGATTAAGAGATAGTGATAAGATGTTTACTGGTGAACGACCCATACTTCCTATTATAGAAGAAAAAAAAGAAAAGGATACAGATCGCATTGCTGGAGATCATGTGATTGATCTAGTCAATTTTGCTAAAGCAGAATGGACTTCACAAGCTAATCATGGACTGAGAAAAGACATGGAAGATAAAGTATTATTGTTCCCTCGCTTCGATACTTTAAGTTTAAGTTTGATGAGTGAAAAGGATAAGATTTCATTTCAACAATTAAAAGATAAAGTAGGCGAGTCTAACGCCTTACGTTTATATGACACATTAGAAGATGCTGTAATGGAAGTAGAAGAGCTAAAAGATGAATTAGTAACGGTTGTAGTGTCTGTCACCGCTGGAGGAAGAGAGAGATTTGATACTCCAGAAGTTAAAACTGATACTGGTAAAAAAGGACGTATGCGTAAAGATCGTTATAGTGCTTTAGTTATTGCTAATATGTTAGCTAGAGAATTGCAGAGAGAAATCCCTGCTCCTATGTATAATAATATTGGCACTGTTATTAAACCCGGTGTCTTTGACACGAGTCCATCTAATCAAATGTATCTAGGTCAAGAGTGGGCTGCGAATATGAATCAGAACACTTGCTTTGGAATTAGACGAAATTAAAAATAATGGTGTAATAATCAATAGGTATTGATTTATGTTCAATTACTATTCCTTCTATAGGAAAATATAGTGGCAAAAAAACCTTCTCCAAATGCTAAAATGAACTTCCCATCGGATGGACCAGCCTATGTAAGTTGGGCAGGTAATAAGGAACAGCAAACGCAGAATTTGAAAGTCTATACACAGGCTATTCAAGAAGCTGCTACGGCATCTCAAGGTGCTAGAACTAGAAATTTTTCTGATCTAACTACCCATTTAAGTGGTAAGCCCGGTCTTCGCAATTCTGATTATGATGCTTTTCGACCGGATCAACAAGTGCCAGAAAAACCAAAAGATATTATAGCATTTGCTCGTGCTTCTTATAGAAGAATAGGTTTGATTCGTAATGCTATTGATCTTATGGGTGATTTCGCTTGCCAAGGCGTACGCTTAGTTCATCAGAATAAGCGTGTAGAGAAGTTTTATAATGAATGGTTTTCTCGTGTGAGAGGAAAAGAAACTTCTGAAAGGCTTTGTAATCTTTTATTTCGAGAAGCCAATGTTCCCATAAGAATGCGCACTGCCAAAGTCAATAAACAAAAACGATTAGAAATGCAACGGTCGGTTGCCTCTCCCGATATGAATGCAGATATTAAGATTTCTGATTTTTCTAAGGGCGAATTGCCTTGGCAGTATTCTTTTTTAGATCCTTTAACAATTGAATTGATAGGTGGTCCTGTAGCCGTATTGGCTGATCAACGTCAATATATGGTGAAGCTACCTCGTAATTTAACAAACTTAATTAGAAAATATCGCAATTCCAACAACCCTCTTGAACGTGAACTTTTGAATCAGCTGTCTCCTGAGATTCTGCAAGCGGCTGAAAGTAATCAAGGTGTCTTGCTTCCTCCCGAAAAGACCTTTGTTTATTTTTATAAAAAAGACGATTGGCAAGAATGGGCCGACCCTATGACATATGCCTGTTTTAATGACCTCATTCTATACGAACGACTTAAGTTGGCAGATAAAACTGCTTTAGATGGCGCTATATCGAAAATTCGTATTTTTAAACTGGGTAGTTTAGAACATAAACTTGCTCCTACTCCCGCAGCTGCTTCTACATTACAATCAATTTTAGGCTCTAATGTAGGAGGAGGCACAACTGATATAGTATGGGGACCAGATATTGAGTTATTGGAAACGGGCTCAGATATACAAAGATTTTTAGGAGAAGAAAAATATCGTCCTACTTTGATGGCAATCTATGCCTGTTTGGGTATTCCGCCCACGCTTACAGGAACTTTTGGAGCATCAGGCACAACAAACAATTTCATTTCTCTAAAAACATTAACTGAACGTTTAAGTTATGTGCGTAATACAGTATTGGAGTTTTGGAACCATCAGTTAAAATTAGTACAGAATGCTATGGGTTTTCGATTTCCAGCACAGGTAGAATTTGATTTTATGTATTTAGACGATCCTGCGGCTATGACAAATCTATTATTAGCTATGGCTGATAGAAATATAGTTAGCGATGAATTTGTACAAAGACATATTAAAGCTAAACCAGATATTGAGCAAAGACGAGTAATGTCCGAAAATAAGTCTAGAGATAATAAAAAGATTGAAAAAGTTAGTCCATATCATGCTGTTGACAAACAACATAGTTTAGAAAAGATAGCATTACAAACGGGTGTGGTTGCTCCCAGTCAGGTAGGCGTGGAGCTTAAAGATAAGGACGGCGATGAGTCAGCATTAGAAATGCGTCGTCCACAACAAAAAGAAACTGGTCCTGAAGATCCTACCGAAACAACTCCCGAAGTGCCCGATGATAATAATCATAACGGAGAGCCGGGAAGGCCCAAAAATTCCAGAGATGTAGAAACACGGAAAACTAAACAATTTAAACCTAAAAATAAGGCCTCTATTGAATTATGGGCGAAGGACGCACAAGCTAAAGTATCAGAAATTCTAAATCCGGGGATACTTAAACAATTTAATAAAAAGAATATGCGAAGTTTGACGTTGCCCGAATTCAATCAAGCAGAACAAATTAAATTTGCTGTTTTATATCATTGTGATTATTTACAAACCATAGACCATACTACAATTGAGCAAGCATTAAATCAAAAGTTGCCAAATGGTGTATTAGAAGAATGTGAATCATGGATTGCTAACGCTGCTCATGATATGGATCGAAAATTAAGTATTGAGGAAATTAGAAATATACGGGTCACGTTCTATGCTGAACATTATACCGCCGAAGGAAAGTATGCATATAAAGATGTCAGAACTGGAGAAATCTATTATTATAGTCGGATAGGCGTGTATAAAAAAAATGGTCGCGTATTAGTATTAGTCCACAAGCCATAAGGTATTTCTATGAGTGATAAAATTCAAATTTTTAAAGCCGAAGAAGATGCAGGATTAAAACATCTTATTGAATCCAATGCGTCTATAGCTTATCAATCGCCAATTCTATTACATAACGATTGCGATAACGATATTGCTTGTTCTCTGAAGGACACAACATCCAATCACTTGCCTGCTTTTGTGAAGGCCGCTAAGTCTGATGATGATATTTACCATGTGTACTCTATTTTAGTTAGTACTTCATGGAATAAGAATGATGACGTATTTCATAAAGACGAAGTGTGGGCTTCCAAAGATACTCCCAAATATAAACCCACCAATCTAGAACATGACGAAAAACAGATTGTCGGTGGTATTATTGATAATTGGGCTGTTGATAATAATTTTGATTTAATTAATGAAAATACTGACACTAATGATCTTCCTGATCACTATCATATATTAGTGTCTTCCGTTATATACAGACAATGGCAAGATCCCGACTATCGAGATCGTGTTATGGACCTTATTGAAAAGATTGAGGCAGGAGAAAAGTATGTTTCGATGGAGTGTATGTTTAGTGGATTTGATTATGCTGTAGTTGATCCTAATGGCAAACATCATATATTATCTCGTAACGATGACACTGCCTTTTTAACTCAGCACCTGCGGTCTTATGGTGGAACAGGAGCTTATCAAGATCATCAAGTAGGACGTTTGTTGCGTCATATTACCTTTAGTGGAAAAGGATTTGTAGATAGGCCAGCTAATCCGGAAAGTATTATTTTTGATAAAAACAAACACTTTGATTTCAATCAGGCTTCTCTTTCTGATAAAAGTAGCCTTTTTACTAAAGATGGTGTAGTACTAAAAGTAGATAACCCTAACATTTTGAATATACAGGAGAGTTATGATATGTCTAATGAAATTTTAAATGATCAGATTGCGGAGCTGAAAAGCAGCCTTGAGTCTGTACAAGCAGAGAATAAGGCTTTGAACGATAAGCTTGCCGAAGCAAATGTTGAAAAATATGAGCAGAGCATTAAAGAACAGTTGGAGCAGCTTACAGTTAGTGCTGAGCAAATTGAAGCTTTGACTCACGAATTAGCAGAATCTAAGGTTATAGTTGCTGATATTACTTCTAAGCTTGATGCTGTTACTGAAGCTCACGATATACTGGCGACTCAGATTGCTGAGATGGAATCGGCCGATAAGCTTCGTACTCGTAAATCTTTACTTTTTGATGCTGGTTTTAGTGATGAAGAAGTAGAGGCTAAAATGGAGACGTTTGGTGAATTGAGTGATGCTCAGTTTGCAGCGTTGGCTCAAACATTAGCAACATATATTGTTAATCAAAAAGCAAAAGTCGATGATAAAGATGATACTGTTGCTGAGGTTGTTGAACAGGAAGTAGCTACTGAGGTTACAGAGTCTGTTGAAACAGCAGAAGAGGTTGTTGATACTGAAGTGTTAGAAACTGTTGAGGTCGACGAGACCTCTTCACTATCCGTTGCATCAGATGCCATTGTTGGCTCAGACGATGGAATAGAAGTAGTGCGTGCCGGTTTGCAAGATTGGGTAAGCACTGTTATTTTACATACTAAAAATTCAAAATCGGGAGAGTAACCATGGCATTAAGACCAGATAGACAAGAAATTGTAACAGATATTAGCTTTTTTATGAATGAAACTGCTGAAAGAGGCGTGCTGGTAGTTGAGAATACGCAAGGTTCGGGAGCTGCTATGGATGATTCTAGTGCTGTTGCTAAGATAGCGGACTCTACATCTGATGAGCCGCTGGGCGTGTTATTAAACGACGTTGTTGACCTTGATCTGACTCGTCAGCATATTAACTATGCTAAAGACGAAGTACAAAAAGGTGGCAAAGTTGCTATTTTGAGAATCGGCACTATTGTTACAGATCAGATTTCTGGTTCGGCTTCGATATTGGCTGGCGAGCAAGCTCATTTTGCTGCTGATGGTCGATTGTGCCCCGCTAGTGCTTCATCTACTTCTGATCAAGTTGGTCGTTTTTTGTCTAAAGCGGACACTGACGGCTTTGCTAAAGTTTCAATTAACATTACTTAATTTAAGTAAAAACATATAAGGGAGAGAATAATATGTCTCATAGAAAATATTTTGAACCTACTCCAGAAATGAATGAGCTTCTTATAAGAGCTGGCTCGATGAATCGAGAGGAATCTTTGGCTGCAACTCGTGAATTAGCGAAAGCGTTAGAGCTTCCTCTTCGTAAGGGTGTTATGAGCGGTGACATTCTTGGCGGTATCTTTGAGGCCATTCAGTTGGGTCCGGGTGCTACGTCTGAGTTTCCGCTTGACTTCTTGTCTCCGGGCACTGAGAAGGAATTTGTAGCTTACACGATTCCTAATCACGGTCGTATTCCCGAACGACATGTTGAAGGCGACTATGTGATGGTTCCTACTTATGATGTTGGAGCTTCCATTGATTGGTTGTTGAAGTATGCTCGTGACGCAAGATGGGATGTGGTTGGACGTGCGTTAGATGTTCTTCAGGGTCAATTTACTAAAAAGATTAATGATGACGGATGGCATACCCTTATCTCTGCTGGAGCAGATCGTAATGTTATGATCTATGACGCAGATTCTTCCGATGGTCAGTTTAGTAAGCGATTGGTTTCTCTCTTGAAAGTTATTATGAGACGAAACGGAGGGGGTAACTCAACCTCTATTAATCGTGGTACTTTGACCGATCTATATCTTAGTCCTGAAGGTATTGAAGACATTCGCAATTGGGGTGTTGATGAAGTCGATCCTACTACTCGACGTGAACTTATGGTAGGCGATGGCGGCTTATTAACACGTATTTTTAATGTCAACCTTCATACGTTGGACGAGCTTGGTGAAAGTCAAGAATATCAGGAGTTTTATACCTCTGATCTTTCCGGTACTTTTCCTGCTTCGAAGACAGAACTGGTTGTAGGTCTTGACTTAAGCAATCGCGATAGCTTTGTTATGCCTGTACGCGCTCCCGTCGAAGTGTTTGAAGATGATACTTTGCATCGTCAACGACGAGCTGGTCTTTATGGTTGGGCAGAGCATGGCTTTGCCGCTTTGGACACTCGCCGTGTTTTGTTAGGCGCTTTTTAACAAGCGTAGTGTTAAATCAAGAGATTGAACTGGAATGTCCGGTGGTGGTACATTATGCTGCCACCGGATTTTTTATTGTGTTTAAAACGGAGATAAAATTATGGCCTCGTTTTCAATTGAAATTCCTGATGATCAAGTAGATAGAGTAATTACAGCGATGTGTGCTAATTACCACTATCCAGCACAAATTTCTAATCCAGATTATGATCCTACGTTAGAAATGGAAGAAGATTATGATCCTGCTACTAATCCAGAAGCTATTGACAATCCTGAAACACAGGATGCATTTGCTAACCGAATGGTTAGAGAATATTTACAGAATAATACAGCAGCATATGAGATACAGTTAGCAAAACGACAGGCTATGTCCAGCATTATAGCTCCTCCCGCTATTTCTGATCCTAATTAGTTTCATATAAATAGCATCAACTCAAAGGGAGTACATAATGCCTGTTGGTGATATTGTTTTTCTAGATCGTGCTAAAGAAACCAGTACTACAACTGGTTCGGGTAACATTGTATTGGGTGGTGCTCCTAGTGGCTTTGTTCCTTTATCTGGTATTGGTGATGGTAATTCTACATATTATACTATTCAGGAAAATGTTACTTTTGAAATAGGTCGTGGAACCTACGATAGTGCAGCCAATTCTTTGTCACGAGACACTATCTTTTCTAGCTCTAAAACCGATAATAGTAAACTTGACTTACTAGGTGATGTTACTATTTTTATTACTGTTCCCGCGACCATTATGCCCCCTTTGAGGTCAGGTCTGGATGGTAATTTTGATTCCATAACCTTTGCTAGTGGTCTTACTGTTATTAGTGGCACTACCACTTCTCCCCCTACTTTAGTAGTTAATAGTGGCAACATATCTTATAATACCGGAACTCTGAATCAAGAAATCTTTACTAATGATGTTGTTAAGATTGGGACTTATGCCGGTTCCAATGAGGACTTATCATATAGCGAGGATCTGAGCGATACTAATAGTATTTATATTGGTAACTCCGCTGGCTCGGGAGTTGCAAGCGGCAGCAGTCCTTATAATATTTGTATAGGTAAGGACGCTGGAACAGCTGTAAGTGGATCATATGGAACATATATAGGATATAAGGCTGGTGAAACTACTTCTAACCTTTATGGTATAGGCCTTGGGTACTATGCTGGTGGTTTAGCGAAGAATGTATTAGCCGTTATTAGTATAGGAAATTTCGCTAATTATGGTATAGATTATGAAACTTCTGTTGTATCTAGCCATCTTATAAGTATGGGATATCAAGCTGGATACAATGCTACAGACGTTGCTTATAGTGTCCATATTGGATTTGAGGCAGGCAGACAAGGAGAAGGTAAATACAATGCCGTACTAGGAAGTTCGGCGGGATCATATGCTTCTGGTATGTGCAATATAGCGATGGGATCAAACGCTGCTTATGCTCTTAACGGGAATTACAATATATCTTTAGGTTATGGGGCAGGAAAAGTCACTGGTCTTACCGAGGTCTCGAATCATAACATAGAAATTGTTACTAGCGGCACCGCTTCTAGTATATTAAAAGGTTTGAGTAATAGGCTTAATATTGAAAATACTATTATTTCCGATACTCTTAATAAAAAGATTGCTATTGGAAATGTTACGACGGGTACTTTACTGACCGATTTAACACCCAATGCAATGCTAGATGTTATTTCTACGGGTGCCATTGCAGCAGAAACTCCTATATTTAGAGTTGCTGGTACTGGAGGAACTTTAATATCGGCTTACGATAATACTTCTACAGGTGTCATTTTTAGCGTATCAGACATTGGTGGAGTTCCTAGTATTGTTGCTAATGCTAGTGGCGAAGTACTTTTAGCTCAGTATAGTAATCAAAAAGTTGGAATTGGTACTGGCAATCCACAATATCAATTAGACGTTAATG